ATAATATAGATACATTAATTGTTGGGAAAAATGACAAATGGAAACAAGAATCCATAATGAGTAAAAAATCTAATCAGAATTTTATAATGATTCCATACCAAATATTATTACAACAACTTAAATATAAGTGTGAAAATGTTGGAATTAATTACATTGAGCAAGAAGAAAGTTATACATCTGGAACAAGTTTCTTAGATGAAGAAAATCCAATTAAAGAGAATTATAATAAGAATAGACGTATTCAAAGAGGCTTATTCAAAAGTAATTCTGGATTGTTAATTAATAGTGATGTAAATGGATCGTTTCAAATTATGAAGAAAGCATTCCCAAATGCGATTAGTCGATATGGGATAGAGGGTGTTCTAACCCCTATAGTTATAAATGTGGCGTAAGTTACATGATTTACTATGAATGTATTTTTAAATACGATAGAACGGCAGTTTCATGGAAAGGAATAGGATATGGTAATTAATTTTAAACATGAAATTACATCAAGTGAAGCATTAAGTATATTATGTCAAACACTTCATATGGAATGGGCGTTAATAGAAGATAAAGATTTTGTTGTAAAAAATGATTCATATGGAGAATTAATTGTATATGAAAAGAATTTAAAAACAGGAGAATTAAAGCCGTATGATGATAGAGGACATTTATTTGTAGCAATTAGAAATCTAATTGTACAAATGTATCCAAACGTTGAATTTAGAAATGAAGATTATATTTATGATAACTGAAATGCGTCTTTCATTTAGAAACGAGGTGGGATAAATGGATAAATTTACAGTAATTGTAGAATTGTTATTTATGGTGTTACTTAGTGGATGTGTGTTAATTGGGAGAAATAAAGAATGAGTAGATTAATTGACGCTGATAAATTGATAAATTCTCTTGGAAGTTCAGATATAGATATAGAAATAACTGGGTTGATTGATGAACAGCCTACGACCTATGATGTAGATGAGGTTGTGGAGCAGTTAAAACAATTAAAAATGAAATACTTCTTAACAATTGCAAATACGGGAGATGCCGATAAAGACTGTGCTTATAAAAACATTGCAAATACAATTGATAGAGCCATTGATATTGTAAAAGGTGGTGGAGTTGAATGAATTGCCCTATTTGTGGATCAAATGATTATGAATATATTAGTTTCTCAGAGTATTATTTTGAAATAGTTGAACGCCACGGATCGTGCGAAAGATGCGGATATATTGTTGAACAGGCATACAGTCCAATAATGGAAGCCTACAGGGATATAAAAAGAGGAATTAAAATACGAGGCGGCTATATCGAGAAAAATGCTAAAAAGCATAAAAGAATTAGGAAAAAATGCAACGCACCAAAAATGAATGTTAATCCGATTTGGGCGTGGTATGTGTAGGAAGGTGAAAACGAATGAGAGAAATTCTTTTCAAAGCAAAGAGAAAAGATAATGGTGAATGGGTAGAAGGATATTACGTTTATGATAATGTGAAAAATAAAGCTTTTATTTGCGCTATTCGCCTGCTTTATGAGTGGTTGCCAAAGGTTATGTGGATAGAAGTAGACCCCAATACCATCTGCCAGCTCACCGGGATGACCGATAAGAACGGGGTGAGAATCTGGAAGAATGATATTGTTGAGGCATGGAGCCAAGGCTCAAGAGCAATAGGTACAGTTAAACAGCGTGTAGATGGACTGTGGATTATGTCTCCAGCTTGGCAGAATCATGAGTTCTGGGAGTTGAAACCGAATAGTAACGGAGAAACCACGGTAGAGGTACTAGTTAATGCCTTTGACAATCCAGAATTATTACAGGAGGTACAGAAATGATAGAGTTTAAAGAAAATGAATTGTATCAGGAAATTGAAATATTCCTGAATGATAAAAAAATAGGAGATGCAGAAGTAGAACTGAAAGGGAAAATGCTTTCTCGTTTGAGTATTTTTCCGCCATATCAAAATAAAGGATACGGAACACAAATTGTAAAAATGCTAAATGAAAAATACAGTTGTAATGTGTTATGGGTAAATGCTGATAATAAAAGAGCTATACATACCTACCAAAAGAACGGATACAAAATCGCAGAACCAACAATGTTTTTGATGAAGAGAGGTAAGAAAGATGAGTAAATCAGTGTTAGTGATGGATACGCCGGAGAATTGCTTAGATTGTCAATTCTGTTATGAATTAGATGAAGGTGTTGAAGCATGTTGTTCAATCTCAGATGACGATAAAGACACAAGCCTCATGAAGAAAATTGATTGTGAATATGGATATTGTCAAGGTAAGCCTGATTGGTGTCCATTGAAGTCACTGCCGGAGAAAAAAGAGTATATCGTTCCAATCGACAATGTAGAATCGCAAAAAGATATTATTACGGTTGGCTGGAATACTTGTATTGATAAGATTACAGGAAAATCATGAAAAAGCTGAGTTGTGAACACATGATTTCGTATAGGAGGTGAAATATGAGTTTTACTATAACATTCCCAGTAGATATTGGAACATTTGTAATTACAGATACAAGTGTTGATTTAAATAATCCGAATAATTTAAAAGGAAACTTAGGAAGTATATCATGCTATCAATGTGTTGATGACAAAGAAGATGATTTTATTGTTATGGTATCTGGATATAAAGATTCTTGGTGTGGTGAATATTTGCTTAGTAAATTAAAAATTGCTACAGACAAACAAGTTAAAGAATACGAAATGGTAATGGAGATAAAGCAAATGGATATTGATGAGATTACAGGAGGAATGGATTAATGGGAAAAGCAATAATTATAATTGATATGCCTGATAACTGCACAAAATGTACATTTATACATAGAGATTATTGTTCAAGTGTTGAGTCATATTTTTGTGGAGTAAATCATAAACGATTATCTTTTTCTCATGTTAGCTGTAGACCTATAGAATGTCCTTTGAAAGAATTTCCAGAAGAAGATCATGAAAATTATTATCCTAATGAATGGGAAGATGGATATGCTGATGGTTGGAACGCTTGCTTGAGAGAAATTACAGATCAACCAAAAGAAGATTATTAGATGAAAGTAAACTTTCAACTCATAAAATGGAGGGATTTATATGAAAAAGTATATTGATGTAGATTTTAGTTGCGGAATGACAATTAAAGAAGCTGTTAAATACTTACACCAGTTGTCATATAAAACTGGTAAGAATTATTGTGGAACTTTTAATGGTAATACTTTAAGTTCTGATATGACAGTAGATGAAGCATATATTAAATGTATTGGTAAAACATTTAAAGAATTTAAAGATGAACAAGAAAAAATGAGACAAGATTTAATCAGAAGAGAAGAAGAACATAAAAAGAAAATTCCAGAACTAACAAAATATTGGGTTAAAGAAGGACATAAAGTTTTATCACAAGACAAATGGAACGAATGGGATAGATGTGTACCTATTAGATTAGGTGATCTGTACGAGGGGATGGAGTTAGGTCAATGTTTAGATATTATTAAAACTGTTAAAGATAATTCTATTGTCGCAGGTATTGAAGTAATGAAGAATCAAGGTCACTCAGGAATGTCTTGGGGACTTATGAAGTCAATGATTAAGACCTTTTGTGATGATGGCGAAGAGTTTATTAGAGAACTAGATGAAAGGTAAAACTAAATGACCATAGAACAGATTAAAAAGAAATTAAGAAGTGAAGAATATGATTTTTTACGAAAAGATAAAAATTTAGGAAATAATATTATTATTCTTACGCTTGGTGGAAGTCACGCATATGGTACAAATACAGAAACGAGTGATCTGGATATTAGAGGATGTGCATTGAATAGTAAAATGCAAATTCTTACGAATGAAAATTTTGAGCAATTTGTAAATGAAAAAACAGATACAACCATTTATGCGTTTAATAAATTGATTTTACTGTTATGCAACTGTAATCCTAACACAATTGAAATGCTCGGTAATAAACCAGAACATTATTTTTATGTATCGCCAATTGGTAGAGAATTTATTAATAATAAAGATTTATTTCTATCGAAGAAAGCAATTTATTCTTTTGGTGGTTATGCCAATCAGCAGCTTCGTAGGTTGGAGAATAAGTCAAATAGATTACTTGGACAGGCTAAAAACGAAGAACATATTTTTAAGACAATTGATCATGCAATGTTTGACTTTAAACAAAAACATTTTACAATGCCAGATGATGCGATTAAATTATATATTGATAAAGCAGTTCAAGAGGGATATGATACGGAAATTTTTATGGATGTGAATTTAACACATTATCCTCTAAGAGATTATTCTGGTATGATTTCTGAAATGCAATCTATCGTAAAAGCATATGGCAAGATTGGTAAACGCAATCAAAAAGCGATTGAAGCAAATAAATTAGGTAAACATATGATGCATTTGATTAGATTATATATGA